CCATGAGTGTGAGCAAACCTTTAAGCGAGGAAGAGTCGATTCTGATTTCTGCTCTGGGCATTAGTTCCCCCTTTCGATCGCATCGATCTCGAGCTCCCATGAGCCCTCATCGATGTTTCTGATGCTAACGATCTCAAGTGTGCGACTGCCCATAGAAATGCGATCGCCGTGAAGGATGTCTGCCTTGAATCGAATGCGGACACGGTGCGAGATGGAAGCCTGCCTTGCCATGCCCTGCTCTTGCTCCCTGCCTGAGAGCGGGCGAACACTCGCCCAGGTCGTGTAGTAGGTATTCCATGAGCGGGTCACCTGACCGTAATCATCAACGGTGGTTGATTCATCACGCTGAAAGCTTATTCTCTGAGTTAATTCGCCTGCTTTGAGCATTAGTTAACTATCCCTCGGCTGAACATTTTAACGATGTTATCGACGGCGTAGGGCACTTCGTAGCCCTGCACTTCTCCTACTGTCTCGCGCTGGTTGTACCAGTGGCCGACGAGCATCTTGATCGCTTGTTTTAAAATCGCTGGCACCGCTGCTGCGTTGCCGTAGCCTGCGACATAAGTCACCACGATTGAGTTGTAATCATCTAAGTAGTCAGGCCAATCCTCATCGTAGGCGGGCATGACACGACCGGGGTTCGAGGTTATGTCAACCTGATAAAGTTCGTTGTTCCATGTCTGGAGCTCGCCATCGAGATCGTAGTATTGGATTGAGCTCACCGATTGCACTGGGCCTTCGAGGTAGAGGATGCCAGAGTCGGGGAAGTCGTCAATCGAAAGCGCAAGAGTCTGCGTCACCATTTTATGACTGGCCATCTGCTCGAGCTGCTGTCGTGCTGCGGTGATGAGCGTATTAATCAGAGCGTCATCGTCGTTGCCATCGATGCGCGAGTGGAGCTTCATCTCTGCAAGGGTGATCGGTTCCGTCGCTGGAGGAGTGACAACTGTCAACATTAGCGTTTCTCTTTTTGTTTTTTCGAGGTTGCCTTCTCAGCCTTGACTTGTCGGGTTTCCGAGACCGGAGGAACGAGCGCTTCAACAGCGCTCGCCCATCCGAGTCGGATGCAATTAGCCGCTTCAGCGGGCGGGAGGTCGTACACCAGATTTGCATCATAGGTGAACGACAGGCCCGCCACGGAAGTATGAAATTTAATTTTCATTAGCTAGCTGCCATTACCATATGCTTGATTGGATCAGTGCCAGCGTCGAGGATTCTTCCGTCGTGACGGGAGAAGCCAACAAAGCCAACTTGGTGATAGTCGGCATATCTTTCCTCAAGGCGCAAGAGTGTGAAGTCCTGCACATCTCGGATGATATACTTGGAGAAATCACCGTAGTAGATAGCCTTGGCGCCAGCCGCAACTGTTGCCACATCCTGGTTGATCACGACAGGAACCCCGAACAAAGTACCAGGGGAAGTCGCAGAAAGGTCGTTCATGAAGATCGGCCTGTTCTGATCATCCACAAGTTTTCGCACAAGCTTAAAGGTCGAGTCGTGCATCATGAACTTGGCGTTCGCACGATAAGCTGGATCGAGCGAATGCTGAAGATCAAGCAACTCAGCGAAGGTGATCGCGTCAACAGCGGCAGCAGTTTTACCTGCACCGGATGCCGAGATCCCCTGTGGTTTTGAGGAATTGTCACCAGTGGTTGCGTGAGTATTAAAGATCCTTGCGATCCTCTCACCCAAAGCGCCGCCGATGAAAGATTCCAAATCAATCGCAGAGTCTTGCAAGAGTTCAGACGAAACTCGGATGAGCTTGCTGGAGTACTTGTAAGCCTTCAAAGTGATCTGGGCAAAGGTGATATCTTGCTCAGACACTTGAGTGTTTTCTGCAAGGATCGCACCAACATTACTGTGATCGCTCACGGTAGGAATTGGTAGATCATTGCCTTCTGCGGTTCGTAAGATGGTTGCGACTTCTCGCATCCCACCGAAAGCCAGCAAAGAAGCTTCGAGCTGATTGATGAAACCTTGGGGAACGGTGTAACCACCAGCGGAACCGGTCAAGGATTGCGCACGGGCTTCGGCTTGTGACTTAGGGGCTTTAGCGTTGAGCTTAAAGCTCAAGCGATTGTTCCCAAGTTCTAGGCCAGAGCGCTGTGCAGCGTTTCTCTGCTCATTGGAGGCACCGTTTACGCTATGAAATCCGAGCCATCCTCGAAGGGCCAATGCTCTGTCTGAAGTTGACTGACGATCGCCAAAATCGCGCACAAACGCAGGCGCTTCGATCGGTGAAGACCTTCGTGCTGCGGGTCTTTTTGAAGAGGCTTCGAGCGCAGAAAGTTTATTACTGCGAGCGGAAGCGGCTTCTTCGGGTGCTGCTTCTTCTGCTGGAGCTGCGCCACCTTCAATCTCAGTTATGCGGGCTTCGTGTTCATCAACCTGAGAAACCAAGGCTTCAAAAGCGGTAGCTTCTTCGGGGGTCAGTTCTCGTTTTTCGGTGGTGCCGTTAGCGTGGATCGCACGGGCTTCGGCAAGTTTTGCGGTGCGAGTTGCACGCAAGGTTTCAATTTCGGTCATTGGATTTCTTCCTAATATGGCTTATTAGGACTCGTGCATCTGCTCCGGTGAGAAGCATAAAAAAACGCACAGGCCCCTAGTTCGGGAAACTGTGCGTAAAGACTGCACTGATTTCGATAATCGATTAAACCACGGATCTGCGATCCGTCAACAATCGTGCCAAAAAAAAAGGCCCGCCGTTGAAGGCGAGCCTAGGGAGTTAAACTTTGCGGGGTCGTCCGGGTGGACGGCGCTCCAAGGTTGGAAGGTCTGCTGGATCGATCAGGTAGTCACGCCCGATGCGTTGGGCCCGGAGCTTCCCCGAGGCGATCAACGCCTGCACCCGCCTCGGAGTGACCCCGAGGAGGGCAGCGGCTTTGGATACTGTGATCAGATTAGTCATTGGTGATTTCCCAATTGTATTTAACTTCGTATTCATTCGAGAACGAACCTTCGGTTTCACCCTCTGAGATTTCTTCAGAAATAGCTTCGTAGATTTCTTCGTGGTTATCGGTGCCGAAATCCAAAGGACAGTCAACAATACTTTTGTTCTCTAGTACTCGTCCAGCACCAGCCCAGACTGCAATGCCGTTCTCATGCGTGAAAAACTCGATCTTTTTAAAGGGCTCGTAAATCAATTCGGTTTTAGGGTGCCGCACATTTTCAGTCTTGTAAACGGAAAGCTCAAGTTCATGGGCTTTAGTTTTCGCAAACTCCACTGCCTCGTCGTACTCATCAAAAACTTTTAGCGTTTGAGTGTGGTCGGTTCGCCCGTCTTCGGCTAACTCGTCATGGCTGACGATCCACTTTACATCATCTGTGTCAGTAGTGTCATCCAGCCATACGGATAAAACCTTTTTAATCTTAGTCATCTCTATCTCCTTTTTAGCCCCATGCTCCCGATCACTCGTCGGTTGCCATGTGGTAAGTATATAGTATTGTTCGCTGTGGCGAACTATTTATTATAGATAATTAGGAAGTATTTTTAAAATAGTTTGAAACCGCTAGATTTAAGGGCTTTTATAGGGTGGAGGAATTCCCCCACCCCCTAAAGATGTCAGAAAAACAGGTGCGTTTTTCTTACCGATCGCCCCTTAACCTGAGTTCGCGGATGCGTTGCGCTGATCGGATGGCGTCCTGGGTGTAGATCGATAAGGAGCGAACTGCCACCGAGGTGTCCGGGTAGGCGGGATAAGTTACCACACTCACATCGTGGAGCTCGACCGCCAAGAGGGAGCGCACCCGCTTGCCATCAACCAAGTCCCAAGCGTCTTCACTAGTCGTAAAGGCGAAGCTCATCTGCGAGACATCACCTCTCGCCATGACCGCCATCAAGTCGGCGGCATACTGGGTATCGGGCGGGTCGATGGTAACCTTCAGCCCTGTCGCATCGCTCTCGAGTCTTAGCGTGCCCGAGACGGTACGCCCGAGTATGAGACTAGGATTATGATCGATGAGTGCTCTCACATCGGGGTTGCTGTCAAGGGAGCGGGTGAATGCACCAGGGCGAACGAACTCTCGAAAGCCGCCAAGGTCTTCTGAGGAAAGATCGTATTTCGCTGCGTAGCCGATGATCTTCTGCGCTGCGACATCGACTCTGAGCTCGGTGCTGAACCTTCGTTCAATATTAGTTTTCATCTTTGACCCCTTTCATGGTGTTGATCTTTTCGGAAACTGCTTCGGCAAGTTTCGCTGCGGTCACTGATCCGCTGAAGTCCAACCAAGTCGAGCGGAACTGATCGAGGTGGCGCTGGACATGGCCATCGAGATCGGTGGTAAGGCCAAACGCTTCCAAGACTGGTGAGTAGGCGGACACGACGCGGGCCCGATGCTCGGCACAGAAGTGATCGAGCTTGGTCAAGAACTCTGCGGGTTTGTTAGCAAAGCGTTTCACGGCGCTGCACTCCACATTCTGAAGGCGCTCACCCGCATCATCGAGAAGGCGCAAGATGATCGACTCATGAGAGCGAGCGGGTGTGGTCGCTGGAGGGTTTGGTAAGGTTGGTGGTGTTGGTACACTGTCGAGCCCGTTGAAGATTTGATCGACCACCGCTTGCGAGAGGAACGGGAACGAGGCAATCGCAATCGCCTTGGCCGATGCGATCGGGATAAGCTTCTGCCCGACCTGAGTAACCAAGTCAACAAGACTGGTGATCTGTGCGCCGTTGAGTGCGGTGCTTGCCACATCTGCCCCTGTTGCTGCGGGTGCTGCAATCGCTGTCGGGTCTTGGGTCTCGGGTGTGGGTACTGCCATCAGACTCGGATCGGTTGCAGGCGCTGCCGTGGGTGCGGTGCCGAGTGCCTGCATATTCATCGGCTGCATATACACATCGCCACCCTCGATCGGGTTCATGTTTTCTTTTTCTCGTATCTCGTTCACCGACAGCCAGCCCCAGTTGCGAGCGACCGAGTACGACTGGTAACGGGCAGCGATCTCGCCCCGCAGTTTCCCGTCTACATTGAACTCGAAAAAGAAAGTGCCTTTGTCTTTCGGCCTGATAATCTTGCGGTTAAGTTGCTGTTCCCAACGAACTAGCCACGGGCGCAGGGTGTCCACGACGAAGGATATCTCCATCTGCTCGAGGGAGTTGTACGAAGTCTTTGACAAGTCCTTGAGCTTGTTGGGTGGTAAGTTGAACCACCTTGCGATCTCGATGATTTGGAACTCTCTCGACTGCAAGAACTGCGAGTCATCAGGAGGCACGCCGATGGCTTCCCACTTAAGGCCCGCTTCAAGAAGGGCGACTCGGTGAGAGTTTGCGCCACCTGCATGAAGTTCCTCAAACGATCTGCGAAGGTTCTGCCGTGCTTCGGGTGATAGCTGGCCGGGGAAGGTTAA